AATTTATAAATCCAGAAGAGACTTATGGAGTTGACATTACCTGTACTATAGGAGCCACGCCAGCTTTCTTTGAAACAGAAATTAAATATAGCTGGGTTAGAGATTGGCCTAATGAATGGGGTGAAGTACGTATTCCCTATAGAAAATCAAAGATTATAAATAAGTGGATTCGTAATGGTTCATTAGGAATGCTTACTTTTGCTATCTTTCGTGGTGATTGCAAGCAAGCATGGTTTATTGATGGTCAAGTTGTTAGAGGTTCAAGAGTTGGTAGTTTGAATAATAAGTATGCAACCAATGAGAAGTTCTATCATGTAGATGTTAATGATGCTAACATAGTTAACATGAAAGATTCAGATCTAAAAGGTTTAGAAGAAGATCGTAGTGAAAAAATTACAGATGCATTTATAAATGTAAAGTATCCTGCATAGGAGTTGAAGATGGAATTTGGGACTTATCACGATTTTATACAGAGGTTTGAAGATGGCTACAATAGATGTTTACAAGAGATCTTTCACTATGGAGATGAAACAGTGGAGATGTTTCGCCCCTCTGAAGAAGAAGTAAAGCAACTAAAAAAGACTATAAAGGAATGGGATATAACTCCAGAACAAAGAACGATCTATAAAATCTTTATTAGAGGAATGTATTCACATATTCCTTTTTCTTACGAGGAGTGGGATGAAGATGATACAGATTACTGAAGGAGCTAACGAACATCTGTCACGCATAGTTAGAGAGCAAGATATTAAAGGTATAGAACTTGGTGTGAAAGGTGGTGGTTGTGCTGGGTTTACTTATGAGTGGGGATTGATGAAAGATATCCCTGAAAAGCATGATGTAATACCATTGCTTGCTGGTAATTTATATGTAAGACCCGAGGCCATGATGTTCCTGATGAATACAATTATAGATTACACAGATGGAATTAATGGTTCGTATATAGTATTTAAAAATCCTAATGCTACATCTCAGTGTGGATGTGGAGAAAGTTTTGGCGTATGAAACAGAAAAGAAAATATATTAAAAGGCATTGGAAACATAGACATGATTGTTATAATAATGATGGTGAAGGATGGATGGTGAATGATAAGTGGAAATCTAGTAAAATGTTACGAGTTAAAATAGGAGAGGCTTGTGAATTTTGTGGAGCTACAGAAGAAGAAGATTTTCAAGACATGCAAGATGTAAAAGAACTAACAGAATTTGTAGAGTCTCAAAGAGATGGAGATGATTATATCGGATTCAGAGAATAGACAATGAATGTAGTGCTGGATATTGAAACCGATTCCCTACAGGCAACAAAGATCCACTGTATTGTGGCGAAGGACATTGAGACATCCAACGTGTACGTATGGGATTATAAAAATCTGGATCAATTCAGAAAGTGGGCCGATGGTATAGACCAGTTTATTATGCACAACGGCATCTCCTTTGATGCTCCCTCTCTGAACAGATTACTTGGGACGAACATCAAACTAAATCAGGTTGTGGATACATTGATATTGTCTCAGTTGTTCAATCCCATGATAGACAAAGGGCATAGTCTCCGAGCGTGGGGAGATAGGTTGGGCTTTCCCAAGATGGAATTGGAAAATTTTAAAACATACACAGAAGATACGCTGGAGTACTGCAAGAATGATGTTGATCTTACAGAGCACGTATATAAAAAACTATTACAAGATGGACGTGCCTTCTCCGAGGCATCCATCAAGATGGAGCACAGGATCAGAGCTATCATAGACCAACAGGAAAAGAATGGTTTTGCCTTGGACATACGAAAGGCAATTGGATTATTATCTCGTCTGGCGGATGAGGCTCACGATCTTGAAGCGTGGTCAAAAGTTACTTTTTCACCCAACGTAATGGAGTTGAAAACCAAAACAAAATATACCGCTTTTAATATAGGATCACGTCAGCAGATAGCAGAACGCCTGATGGAACTTGGATGGAAACCTAAACACTATACCGATAAGGGGAACATCATAGTTAGTGAAGAAATTCTTGACGGTATTAACCTGGAAGAAGCCAGGAAATTTTCCCGGTTTTTCCTGTTGCAAAAGAGAACCGCACAGATACAGTCGTGGATTAATTCCTACAACGATACGACAGGCAGGGTGCATGGGCGGGTGCTGACGTTACGAACCATAACAGGACGTATGGCACATTATAATCCTAATATGGCTCAAGTGCCGGCGATCCGCAGCCCCTTTGGTAAGGAGTGCAGGGATTGCTGGACAGTGGATAATCCCCATACTCATGTGCTGGTAGGTACAGATGCATCTGGTCTTGAACTCAGATGTCTAGCACATCTAATGAATAACGAGGAATATACGAATGAGATCCTGAATGGAGATGTCCATACAGCGAACATGAAGATGGCTGGATTAACAAACAGGGATCAAGCCAAGACTTTTATCTATGCTTTTATGTATGGAGCGGGGGCTGCCAAGATTGGAAAGATTGTAGGTGGGAATAAAGAGCACGGGCAAGAGCTGATAAATAAGTTTCTGACCAATATCCCGGCCCTTAAAAGGGTTCGTAATGCCGTTCAGAGAGCCGCTGAGAGGGGGAAGATACGAGGGGTGGACGGTAGACACCTGTATATAAGATCGCCACACTCCGCACTTAATACTTTAATTCAAGGAGCAGGAGCAAGCATTTGTAAGGATTGGCTAATTAATATGGTACAACGGGTAAGCCAGAAAGGTCTTGATGTCAAGCTCGTGGCTTCAGTACATGATGAATATCAATTTGAGGTAGCCAAGAAAGATGTGGAGCAATTCGGTACTATAACCCGAGAAGCTATTAAGGATACGGAACGGAATCTAAACTTCCGGTGTCCCTTGGATAGCACATGGAAGCAGGGCTCGACGTGGGCCGAGACACATTAAATAATGCTTGACTTTTATTGTCAGTTATGAGACACTTCACTTTCAACAGTTGTATAGGAGATATATATACATGTCAGTAATTTCAGGAACCGCTTATTGGGCAGCCGTCACCAACCCAAACACCACCTTCGACAGCGATGGGGTGTGGTCAGTTGATGTTTGCAATCTCAATAAAAAGAACTTGGACGTTCTTAAAAAGAATGGCCTTACCGTTAAGAATAAAGGCGACGAGCGTGGTGATTTCATTACTATCAAACGCAAGGTTCGTCGGAAGGATGGTTCTCTCAACCGTGCTCCTGACTTGGTGGATGGTCAGAAGCGTACCATGTCCCAAACCCTTATTGGGAATGGCTCAGAGGTAAACGTACATTTCACTACCTATGAGTGGGAGTTTAAAGGGCGCCAAGGAATAAGTGCAGATTTACGGGCGGTGCAAGTAGTCAATCTTATTCCTTACAATACGGAAGCAGACGAAGCCTTTGATGTTGTGGATGGTGGATTTGTTAGTGGTGAAGGGGATGAAGAAATTCCCTTTGCGTCGTGAGTGTTACTCAATATCCAATATAAACTTAGGGGGTGGGAGAGGTGTAGTGCCTCTCCTATTTTTATAATATGAAAACTGTGCATACCCTGGTGGAAGATATCTATGATCTCTTTGGTCCTGAACAATTGGACATGGATGAGAGAGAAATAGATAAACACGTTGACGAATTTGCAACTAACGTGAAGGAGCATCTCAAATTATTTTTGAATGAGAAGGTTCGTTCTCAAGGTAATCTGAGATTGTCAGCCATAGGAAAACCGGACAGACAATTATGGTATGATATAAACTTAAAGCAGAGTGAGGTAACACCATTCACCCCTTCCACCCGCATTAAATTTTTGTATGGTTACATACTTGAAGAACTCTTAATTGTTCTTTCCCGTCTTGCAGGTCACGAGGTAACAGATCTGCAAAAGGAAGTTACAGTGGAAGGCGTGAAAGGACATCAAGATTGTGTTATTGATGGGGTGCTTGTTGATTGTAAGTCTGCATCCGGTAGAAGTTTTGAGAAGTTTGAAAAGAGCAGACTTGAAAGAGATGATCCCTTCGGATACATAGGTCAGATTTCTGCTTATGCCGAAGCTAATGGCATGGACGAGGCAGCCTTCCTTGTTATTAATAAGCAAACAGGGGAGATTTGTTTGCTTCCTGTGCATTCTCTCGAGATGATTAATGCCGGCCAAAGAATTAAAAATCTCAAGGAAATTATTAAATCAGCCGCTCCTCCATCTCGTTGCTACTCTGATGTGGAAGACGGTGCCTCTGGTAATCGCAGACTAGGTACTTCTTGTATCTACTGTACTCATAAGAAGGAGTGCTGGAAGGACAAGAACGGCGGCCAAGGGTTGCGTGTATTCAACTATGCCAGAGGATACAGGTATCTCACTTATGTAGCGAAGACGCCTGATGTACCAGAGATTAGAGATTGGTAGATCATCATTGGTTGAGGGTTGGTAGTGAGAAGGCATTTGTTCCTGATTCGTTTGAAGGAGAAGGAATCAGATTGGAAAACATATGCCGGCTCTTCCAAGCGATTGTCGCAAGACATAGAAGAGATAGGTAAGAAGCATTTCAAGTTTGAGATCATAGCTGAATATAAGAACAGGCGTAGTCTCAGGTACTACGAACTATACTATCAGATGAAATACAATGTACTATCTTCTACTCTGGAAGGTTCAGAGGAACATGCTTACTATAACTCACGAGTAGGTGGTAAGTTCTATCGCCCTGTTGAGAGCTATCAAGATCCTGAATGGTTAAAGAAAAATGCTGAGATTCAAAAGAAAAGATGGGAAGACCCTGAACTTAGGAAAAAACTCTCCAAGTCTTTAAAAAATTCTGAGGCGTTTCAAAAAGCCCATAAAGATCCTGAATATAGAAGGAAACAATCTGAGTCTATGAAGAAAAGATGGGAAGATCCTGAAGCGAGAAGGAAACAATCTGAAGCTGTAAAAAAAGGTATAGCCTCAAAGAAAAGAAAAGAGAATGCAAGAAGACGAGACAGAAATATTCGTTGATCCTATAAATCAATTTGATAAAGAGGAACCAGAACGTAGATTATATTTGGCTGTACTTTTACAGGCTCTATTGGACGCCTCCAATAAAATAAATATGATTGATAAAAAGAAGGCATCGGCGTGGTTCTTTTGCAGTGTGGGGGTAACGTGTGATAACTTTGAATTGATTTGTGATGGCGCCGGAATAGAGCCTTCCTTGGTTAGAAGTTTTGCATATGAAGTTATTAATTCAAAAAAGAAATCAAAGTTTAGATATAGAATTTATCAGATCCTGGCAGAAAGAGGAAAATAAGATGGGCAATAAAAAAGAGAATGAAATGTCAGCACGAGAGCATCAAGTAGGTGGGGATCACTATAAGAAGTTAAAGATACAGCCAACAGAATATATAATGGCTAATAATCTTAATTGGTGTAAAGGAAATGCAATCAAATATATTACAAGAAGTCATTTAAAAGGAGATGGACTACAAGATTTATTAAAAGCTAGACACTACATAGATCTATGTATAGAATTAGAATACGGGGAGAACGTGGATGAACCTACCAACTGAGTACCAATCTTTTATCTATCTATCTCGTTATTCAAGATGGC